CATGATCGGCATCCTGATCCCATCGACCAGCTCCGTTCTCGTCACGACCGCAAGGCCACCTGATTTGCCCGGATCAATTCCCAAAATCTGCACCATGTGCACACCCCTCCGGGTGCCCATAGGTGCAAGCCGTTGGGTACCCCCGTAGGGGGTAACCCTTGCACCTATCGTAACCCATTGATTTCATTGCCAAATTAGGGTGCAAGCCATTTGCACCTTGCACCTATTAAGTGTTTGATTTCATTGAATAAGTTAGGTGCAAGGTGCATGCACCTATTGCACCTTGCACCCAAAACACCGTCATCGCCGCACCTCCGAAATGGTCACGATCAGCTTCTTATTTCGCGGCCCATCAGCATCATAAAACACCTCGACGATGTGCCCGGCCGTGACCCTCGCAGACGAGAACAGGTCGATCAGCTTCCGACCTCGACCCCGGCTGGCGATGGGCTTGTCGTTGCCGTCCCAGCCGCCTGCCTGTGCGTCGATCATCATGTCGTCGATCGCCTTGAGCGTCGTCTCGTGGCGGCCTATGCCCAGCCCGTCGATCAGCACCGCGCCCCACTCGTGGATCACGTTCTGCTCGGCAAGCTCGATGTCGCCGTCGATCGCCAGCTCCATCTCCCGCTCCGCCATCTCGGTCGAGACCACCTTCAGCGCGCCGATCGGCTTGCCACCGGGCCGCACCTCGTGGCCGACGAATTGATAGCCCACCGGCGGGATGCTCTCGCCTTCCCTGACCTTGCCGGTGTCCTGCACGATGTACTTGCCGCAGCGTCCCAGCTGCTGCATTCGGGACAGGGATCTGCGCTTGGCCTTGGCATCCTTCCCCGTCGACGCGCTGGCAGGCAGCAGCGGGAACAGCGTGAAGCCCATGTCGAGCGCCGAGTAGATGGCACCGCTGCCTCGCCACGCATTGCTGTCGCCGCGCATGGCGTCGGGTGCCTCGCTCCTGTCCTTGGGCGTGTGGTGGATGAAGACCACCGCAGCTCCGCTCTGGGCTGTGATGTAGCGCAGCGCGTCCATGACCTCGGACACCGCCACCGCGCTATTCTCCTCCTCGCCGCCCAGCGTGTTGAAGGGGTCGAACACGACCAGCTCGACCTCGGCCTGCCTGATCTGGTCTGCGATCCAGTCGAGCAGCTCGAGATCCTTGGTCACCTGCCCCTTGTCGTGGATCAGCAGCCGGGTGGTGCCGCCGTCCTTGCCCCTGATCAGCGGCTTCAGCCCGCCGGTCAGGCCATTGACCAGCATGGTGGCCTTGATCCTGCGCTCGACGTCCTCGGCCCGCTCCTCGTTGGCGAAGTACATGGTGCGCACCGGGCGGGTCGCAGCTGGCAGGCCCATGACGTCGGTGCGGCCTGTCATCAGGCAGGCAATGAGCAGCGAGATCCAGCGCGTCTTGCCCACGCCGCTCGGCCCGGCCCATGAGTGCAGCCCGCCTGCGATCAGCACGTCCTCGATCAGGTAGTCGATGTCGGCCAGATCCCGCGTCAGCAGCTCGTTGCCGTCGACGATCAGGAACGGCCCGTCGTCGGTCATGACCGCAGCGTCCGGCCGGGTCGCATCGCCCAGCAGGTAGATGATGGTGCCAGCTGTGTATGGCTTGCGCCCGCTGGACATGACCTCTGCCGGGGACGTCGCCGCATCCCACAGCTTGATCGCCTCGTACTCGAGCTGGTCAGCAGGATCTCCGCTGTCCCAGCGCAGGCACCAGTCGATCCACGCCTGTCTGGCCCGCTCCTCGTACTGGGTGTCGACGTACTCGTAGTGCAGCCCCAGCCCGACCTTGATCCAATCCTCGCGGGCCTCGATCCGGTTCTTCGCCTGCTCGACGATCGTCAGCGCCTTGTCGTCCTGACCGCGCTCGATCATCTGCAGCGCCGTGGCCATCGGGTTCTCGATCGGTGCCTGCCGGGTCGGCAGCCAGTCAGGCGCAGGTGCTGCGCCCTCGTCGTCGACCCATTCATACTCGCCACCGTCGAAGCGCGACGGCGGCACGACGACGAAGCCGCGATGCTTGACGTCGACCGCCTCGTACCCACCGAACTTGGCAGGGTAGCGCGCGCCTTCCTCTGCCTCGAAGTAGTAATGGATGCCGCCCGACGCCGAGCGCACGGTCATGGTGTCGAGCGTGTTCTTGTCCCAGTTGCACTCGTCCTTGTAGCTGTCGATGTCCACGACCACGAGGCCGTTCAGCTCAGGCACGAGGCCGATGTTGTCGTCTGGGTGATCGTCCCACCATTTGGCCACCTGCTCCGGTGTCCACTTGGCTTTGAGGTATCCCTTGATCGCCGGGATCTTGGTCCCTGCCCTGCAGGGGAACACGAAATAGCCGCCCTCGGCGAGCTGCACTGCTGCGTCTTTAAGTGCCATCGAACACTCCATCTTGTGTTGACGGCGGTTCGTGGCACGGTATATTGTGGATCATACCTGCTCGTCCGCCGCGTAGGTTCCTGCTTGCTACTTCCGCCCCGTCAGCTTCACCGCTGGCGGGGCGGTTTTCATCTTAGCCGCGCCGCCGCCTTCAGGTCAATCGCAAGAAAAATTCGCAGCCCCCCTTGTCAGCATCAGATCAGCATCCTATATCTGTCTCACCGGCCCACGGTGGGCCGCCCCTACAGGAGACTGCATCATGGACCTCAACGCTATCCCCCTCGCCGCCCGTCGCGAATGTCGTGGCATCCAGTACGCCTGCATCGCCCGCACCGAGCGCGAGCAGGTGCGCCGCCACGCCGCATCTTTCGGCGTGATTGATGCCAAGGGCCGCGAGTTCGGCCACATGTACACCATCGACCGTGAGGTCTGGGTGATCGACGCCGACAGCAACTTGTCGTGTCAGCTCGACGATCTGGACGCCACGCTGGGTGAGACCTTCCTTGTCGAGCCGCAGGGCCTGCGCGACGGTGCCACGTTTGGCGCGCTGCCGGTCGCCAGCTACAAGCGGTTCCGCACGCTGGCCGAGGCGCAGGCCTACGCCGACAAGGTCATCGCCAGCGCTGAGAAGCGCGCAATCAAGAAGGCCTCGGCGTAAGCCGGGGCCACCCAACCAAGGAGCAAGCACATGAACCGCGACACCGTCATCCGCCTGACCGACAGCCCCGCAGTTGACTGGGAGGCACCCGGCGCTGCCATGCAGCTGGCATGGGTACTGACCGCGCAGGACTGCTGGTCGAACCGGACCTTCGGCACCGACACCCGCGAGCTGTTCGCCGCCAAGCTGCGCTACGCCCACGGCCACGTCGCCAAGATCCGCGCCGCCCGCCGCCGGGACCGTGCAGCTCAGGCTGACGCCCGCATCCAGCAGCTGCAGGCCGAGCGCCGCCAGCTCGAGAACCGCTCGTTCCGCCACTCGATCGCCGACGAGCAGCGTCGCATCGACGCCCAGATCAGCGCCATCATGGAGACCCTGTAATGACCACCAAGATCCACACCGACTACGGCTACCTGCCATGGAGTGTGACATGATCCGCGATTTGCTCGGGGCCATCGCCCTGTTCGTTCTGGTCTACGCATTTTTGTGGCTGCCAGCACTTGTATGATGCTGATCAGCATCCCATATACACCAGACCGGGCCACGGTGGCCCGGCCCAACCAAGGAGCAAGCACATGCGTTTCACCACCTACCGCGACCAATTCGGCAACCTGCAGATGATGTCCGACGACAGCTGCCTCGAGGCGCTGCGCGAGCTGGGCCGCACCTTTGCCGAAAGCATGGCCCAGATTGACAAGCCGGTGACCGATCAGTCGGATCTCTGGAACGGCCTCGCCGCCTACCACCTGCTCAAGCTCGAGGGCGAGAACGCCCGGATCGACGCAGCTCACAAGCGCGTGATCCGCATGGTCACTAACGCCAGCTTCGAGCGCGCCCGTGAGCTTGCCAGCGCATCTTGAGCTGGAGCTGCGGCGGCTGGGCGTCATGCCCCCGCCGCAGCCCACACCCGAGCCACCTCCGCCACCCCAGCCAGCGTGGCGTCCCGCCCATCCGAACGACGAGCCACCTTTCTAGTTGACGACCCCGGTCAGCATCGCATACACAGGGGTTCCAGCCCACGGGCAGAGCGACGTAGCAAAGTAGGACGTAGACATGACCTTCAACCCCCTCCCCCACCAGATCACCGACGCCGCCTTTCTGGCCAGCCGCCAGATTGCTGGCTGCTTCAACGGCATGGGCACGGGCAAGACCCGCACCGCCCTGATGGCCGCAGCTCAGGTCGAGGCCAAGCGCATCGTCATCGTCGGCCCGCCGATCTCGCTGTCCATGTGGGCAGCCGAAGCCACCGACCACCTCGGCCTCGAGGCCCAGATCCTCAAGACCGGCAAGACCCAGATCGGCACCGCCCGCGTCGTGGTCTGCAGCTACGAGATCGCCACCAAGCGCGCGCTCGAGCTGGCAGGCTGGGGCACCGACGGCGTCCTGATCTGCGACGAGAGCCACGCACTGAAGAGCACCAAGGCGAAGCGCACCAAGGCGATCCTCGGTCACGGCGGCATGGTCAATGCCTTCGCCCATGCGTGGTTCCTGACCGGCTCGCCCATGACCCGCTGGGCCGACGACCTGATCCCCTTCCTGTTCCGCGCCGCGCCCGACCAGATCAAGGGCAAGATCGGCGTACTGAACATCGACCGCTACAACCTGCGCTACTGCATCGTGCAGAAGCGGCAGTTCCCCGGCGCTCGCTTCCCCACCAAGATGACCGTCGGCTCGCGCAACCTCGAGGAGCTGGGCCAGATCCTGTCGACCTGCGCCACCCGTCGCACGCTCGACGACGTCTGGAAGGACATGCCGTCCCTGACCCAGACCCGCCTCGAGGTCTCGCCCAAGGGCATCGGCCAGCTGGTGCGCGACATCAACAAGATGACGATGGCCGAGGTCGAGGAAGGCCTGCGCAGCAACGACGGCAACCTGTCCAGCATGCGCCGGGAGATCGGCCTGTCCATGATCCCCGAGGCTGCCGACTACATCGCCGAGCAGCTCGAGGCAGGCAGCGGCCCGATCCTCGTCGGCGCATGGCACCGTGACGTGATCGACGGCCTGCAGCAGGAGCTGCAAGGCGAGCGCAATCTGCGCGTCGGCAGCATCGATGGCCGCACCGGCAACGTCGACAAGAACAAGATCGCCGCTGCGTGGAACGACAAGAAGCTCGACGTGCTGGTCGGCCAGATCGGCGCGATGGGCGTCAGCCTCAACCTGCAGCAGGGCGGGCACCGCATCGTCGTGGTCGAGGAAGACTGGTCGCCCTCGATCATGGATCAATTCTATGCTCGCCTGCACCGCATGGGCCAGACCCGCCCGGTGCACGTCGACACCCTGTTCGTGGACACCAAGATCTCGAAGGCTGTCCACGCCATCAGCAGCGCCAAGCGTCGGGCGCACGAAATCACATCAACCGCACATCAGGAGGCAGCACAATGACCGCCTATTACAATGAGTTCGACCCCAAGGCGGCAGCGTGGCTG